TCCACGATGAACAGGGCGCCGGGGAGGCGCTTCATCTCCTTCACGCCGCCCAGATACTTCTCCAGCTTGGCGATCTCGCCCATGTGCTTGATGACTTCCTTCTTGGGCAGCATGTCGAAGGTGCCGTCCTCCTGCATGGCTTTCAGCTGGTTCAGCCGGTCCACGCGGGTGCGCATGGTCTTGAAGTTGGTCATCATGCCGCCCAGCCAGCGGGCGTTCACGTAGTACATCCCGCAGCGGCCGGCCTCCTCCTTGATGGCCTCCTGGGCCTGCTTCTTGGTGCCCACGAACAGAAGGGCCTGGCCGTTGCCGGACAGATCCTTCACGAAGTTGTAGGCCTCCTCCAGCTTCTTCACGGTCTTTTGGAGATCGATGATATAGATGCCGTTGCGCTCGGTGTAAATATAGGTGGCCATCTTGGGGTTCCACCGGCGGGTCTGGTGACCTAAGTGAACGCCGGCTTCCAGGAGCTGCTTCATAGATACAACGCTTGCCCTGATAAAAAATTCCTCCAAAAATTTAGTTTTACCCTCCAGTCCCATCTCCTGCCAGGCCAACCGCCTGCCGGCGGCACCGTCCAAGCATCCGGGACTGTGCGGAATCTTTGATATAATAGCACATATTTTTCCGGAATGCAAGTGATTTTTGGCAGGCGTTAATATTCGCAGGCGTTAATATTAGGTTACACAAGGTCAAGCGACCGAGTGTAACCTAATTTTTTTATACATCACACCGCCGAAAAGTGCGAGGAGGGCCTGAAAAATGACAGTTACCAGCATTAGAGACGCCTGGGCAGAGGTGCAAAAGATTTTCCCCACCCGTTATGAGCATGACGCCAGCCGCAGCGAGCGGGCGGGCTACCCCATTTATTACAGTACCGCCAGCGACGTGAACGCCTGGATCAGCGACCTGGGCAACCGCCTGGAGGTCAACCTGCCGGACGGCAAGAGCGTCAACATCTGGATCCAGGCCCCTGCGGAGGCCGCCACCAGCGACAGCACCAAGGACACCGAGGACAGCGGGAGCGCCACCAAAGAGGAGCGGCGCGAGACGGCAAAGCGGATCCAGCGCCTTGCGTATTTCTACACCGTGGAATATGTCGGTCAGCTGGACAACAAAAAGCGCGAGGACGCCGCCGTGAAAGAAATGCAGGACGACGCAACAGAGGGCGGGGAAATCAAGTGCATGGTGCTGACCGCAGAGAACAACGCCCGCGTTGCGATGGGCAGCATTACGGACTGTATCGCGGCGGTGAATATCCTGGTGAACATGGAGGAGGACGTGGACGACTGGATGATCGCCGGGATCAACGCCATGCTGGACAAGGTGCGGGTGAGCCAGGGGATCCCGTTTGATCTTTCTACCGCCATCTGCGGAGTGCTGGGTGCGCAGTACCGATAAACCCAAAGCCCGCCCCGGAGGTTACGAGGGCAAGAAAGGGGAACGCATGAAACGCGGTATTGAAATGTCGTGGGCATATGACTACAAGGGCCGCCTGGCCCTGCGGATCGAAAAGAAACGCGGCAAGCTGACGCTGGCGGAGATCCAGGACCTGATCATGTATGAGGAGCGCCAGCGGTATTGTGGCCACTATGCCATTATTCTGAACTGCAGCGAGGCCGCCATGGGCGGCGACGACCTGTATCTGGAGGACGGCCAGAAAGGCGACACTGTGGCCCTGTACCAGATCGAGGAGGGGGAAACCTGCCCGGTGTGCGCCGAGAAGTCACCGCCGTTTGAGTATTGCCCCAGCTGTGGGGCGGCCTGGAAAGACATGGACCAGAACGTGGAAAAGCTGATCGCCGCCATGAGGGCGGAGGCGGAACGCGCTATCCGGTCCGACAATGACAACCAGACGCGGGAGGGCAGGCTGGCGTGGTATTGGTCCTATATTGGGGCGCTGGATATGGCCCAGCAGCTGGGCATGATCACGGACAAGCGCCGCCAGGAACTTTATAAGGAAGTCGAGGACCTGAAAAACCTGGCAAATGGAAAGGGGTGAAAATATGGCTGACTATGCTTTTCGGACCCTGGAGGACCGCCAGAAAATTGAAAAGCTGTGGGAGGATGGGCGGACGCCTAAAGAAATTTCCGAAACCACGGGCGTGTCTGTCCATGTGGTTTATAAGGAAATGACCAGGGGGCAGGACGGGACCCGCCTGCCGGACCAGCGCCTGCGGTATAGCGCGGAACTGGCCCAGAGCCGGGTGCAGGCGTCGCTGGAGCGCCGGGGCAAGCGGACCGGGCAGCCCACAAACAGCGGCAAGACGGCGGGAGCCGCCGGGAGATAGGAGGACACCATGGCGAAACAAAAGGAAATCAAGTTCCGGGATCGCGGCGGTTTCCTGGAGGGGCGGCGGGGAAATCTGGTCTTTACCCTTTATGGTGACGCCAGAGAGGCGGACCCGGAGAAAATGACCTATTCCGTTGTAGTCCGGCACAGAGATATTGAAAGCCTGGGCATGAGTACGGCGGGGCACCTCCATTTCAAACTGGACGGCGCCAAAGAGTTCTGCCAGAAGATCGCAACCGGGGAGATTGACCCGGAGGCCCTGCTGGTGGAGTTTGCGGCGGAGGACATGGCCAGGGAGCAGGCCGCCATCCGGGAAGTGACCGAGCGGGCCAAGCAGTTCCACGCCATGCTGGACGCCAAGGGGCTGAAATACCGGGACCTGCTGGAATTGGAGGTCCTGGCGCACAGCCTGGGCGACATGGGCCACAATATCCTGCTGGGGTATGAGCGCGGGGAGGGCTGGCCAAGTGGGACCTGAAAACAGCGGCGGCCCTGTGGCGGCCTATCTTGACGGCCAGCCCGTGGAGATCGGCCAGACCCTGCCGGAGATCACGCCGGACTATTCGGCGGGCGGGGTTTCGGCGGCGGACGCAGCGGAGGCCATGGCCACCGTGTCAAAGGCATGGGCGGACGTGTCCGTAACCATGGAGGTGGCGGCGGAGGGCCTGCGGGCTTTTATGTACTCCCTGGAGTTAGGTATGGCCGTACACCTGGCGCGGATATTTGAGCCGGACCTGGCCCGCCGGTATATCCACACAAAGAAAAAGCGGACCCGCAAGAAATACGAAAAGCGGATCATGGCCTGGTTTCGGGAGGTGCTGGGGTAAATGTTCAGACTGAAAGCAAACAAAACCAGCCTTTACAAGCTGGTAGGCACCTATGAGGCCCTGCCGCCAATGCGACGGGTGACAATCACCAAAGCGCCCCGGACGCCGGACTGGTGGCTGGAGTGGGCGGACGGCGGCGGCCTGTGGTGCAAGGCGTTTTTCTCCACCTGCATGGGAAAGCCCATGCTGTCCATTGAAAAAAAGGAGTTCGGCGGGCCGCAGGTTTCCCGCGTGGTCCACGACCTGGACACCAAGGACCTGCTGGAGCGGGGCATGGTGGAGGAGTTCACCACGGCGGCGGAGCGCCGCCGGGCGGAGAGGAGGGCGGCCTGTGGCACGGTGTAAATTTTGCGGACAGGAAATTGACTGGATCACCAGCCTGGAGGGCAAGCAGGTCCCTGTGGACCCGGATCCCGTTTTCGTGATCGAGGACGACGGCCCGGAGGCGTTCCTGGACGATATGGGCGCAACCATCACCGGGCGCCAGGCCGGGCCGGAGGAGGAGCGCCGGGACCTCCCCGTGGCCTTTGTGCCCCACCGGCGGACCTGCCCGTGGGCGGACAAGCCAACCCAGCGCCGGGTGGAAAGGGGTGGCAGCTATGGCGGACTTGCTCCAGCTACCTGATCGGCGGTACAGCGTGATCTATGCGGATCCGCCGTGGTCATATCGCCAGTGTGGCGCAACGGACAAGAGCAGGGGCAACGCGGTGAAACATTACCAGACCATGACCACCGCCGAGATCTGCGCCATGCCGGTCCCCTCCATCTGCGCGGAGGGTGCGGCCTGTTTTATGTGGGCCACGTTCCCAAATATCGCGGAGGCCATCAAGGTCATGGAGGCGTGGGGGTTTCGCTATGTCACCGCCGCTTTTGTATGGGTCAAAAAGAACCGCAGGAACGGCGGGAATTTTTGGGGCATGGGTGCCTATACCCGCGCCAATGCGGAGGTGTGCCTGCTGGGGATTGCTCCAGGCTTTAAGGCAAAGGAGCGGATCCAAAGTCACCGGGTACACCAGATCATAGAGGCCCCTTTTCAGGGGCACAGCAAAAAGCCGGACGAAACGCGGCAGCGGATCGTGGACCTGCTGGGCGACGTGCCCCGCATTGAACTATTTGCCCGCCAGCGGGCGGACGGCTGGGACGCCTGGGGAAACGAGGCACCGGAGGAATAGGAAAAATGGCGGAGATCATCAACCTGGACGACTACCGGCCAGACTGCCGGAATTGCCTATACCACACGGACCGGGGCGGCGGTGCGTGTACCTATCCGGGCGGATGGGAGTGGGACACGCAGTACAACAGGTGCGCCACGTTTCGCTGGAGAAATGGCCGCCCAGGAAAGAAAGGAGATCAACATGGAACAGATAGCAAGGGACCCACGGGCGGATTTTCTGGCGGTGTATAGAAACACCATAGGCCGGAACGGAAAGGACGCCCTGGAGTATTGGCTGGAGAATGAAACGGACTTTTTCACGGCCCCGGCCTCCACCAATAAGCACCTGGCACAGCCGGGCGGCCTGGTGATCCATAGCCTGAACGTGTGGCGCCGCCTGCGGGAAATCACCGTCCGGGACCTGACGGACCGGGACGCGCCGGGGGTGCGCCATCTTTCGGAGGCGGAGGAGGAAACCGTGGCGCTCCTGGGCCTGCTGCATGACGTGTGCAAGGCGGACGTATACCACCAGACGGACCCATTCAAGGCAGCAATGGAGGGAAAACTGGCCACCATGGCCCCGTATGAGTTCCGGGACACTTTCCCGCTGGGCCACGGGGAGAAAAGCCTGTTTCTGATCACCCGCCACATGGCGCTGACCGAGGAGGAGGCCCTGGCCATCCGGTGGCACATGGGGGCCTATGACGACGCGGTGAAAGGCGGATCCCGCTCCATGACCGAGGCCATGAACATGACCCCGTGGGTGTGGCGTCTGCAGGAGGCGGATATGTGCGCCGCCTGGATCGACGAAAGGAGCGCGGCGGAGTGAAAAAACTGCTGTGTAAGCCCTGCGCCGTGGCCCTGGCGGACCGGGGCAAGACCGTGAAACCTGCCGCCATGCGGTGCGAGAAAATCACCTGTGCGGAGTGTGGCCGCCGCCGGTTTGGGTTCCTGTATGACGTGACCGGCTGGACCACCCGCAGGAAAAAGGAGGACAAGACCAAATGAAAGGGAAACACGCTGAAATTGTGAACCATCTGGAGGAGATCCAGCGGGCGGTCCCGGTGATCGCGCTGGCGCTGGCCGTTGTGGCGCTGATCGTGGCCGCTGTGGCCATGGACACCAGCAAGGCGGCCCAGGAGGCAGCGAAAGCGGAGCGGCCCGCCGTGATCTTTACCGTGGCGCAGGAACCGGAGGCCACCCTGCTGGTGGGCGACGCCTGGGAATTTGCGGCCCTGTACCGGGCAGCGGAGGACCCGGAGGAGAAACAGCGGATTGGGGAGGCGCTGGAGGCCCAGGGCTATTTTTCGGCGGCGGTGCCCCTGCCCTGGGAATACCAGGACTATATGAGGACCTACTGCCACCTGTACGGGTGCCCCTATCCCCTGGCCCTGGCCGTGGCGGACTGGGAAACCCGTGGCCAGTTCAACATGGAGGCCGCGGGACCTGCCGGAGAGGTGGGGATCATGCAATTAAACCCTGGTCCGGGCGGGTCCTACCACGCGGAACTGGAGGTGGCCACCGGCCTGGACCCCACCACCCCGGAGGGAAACATAGCCGGCGGGTGCTATAAGCTGGGGAAATACCTGGCGGAATATGGGGACGTGGCCATGGTGGCCATGGCCTACAACAGAGGACAAGCTGGAGCGCGGGCAGCCTGGGAGGCCGGGATCACCTCCAACGAATACACGGACGCCGTTCTGGAGGCCATGGAACGGTGGGAGTGTGCGGTGAACGCATGGGCCGGGGAATAGACCCGGCGGAACGCGCCCGCACGGTGGCAGCAGCAAAGCGGAGGGCCAGGGAAAGCCGCTGGAACGCACCAGGGCGGGCCAGAGTGGTCCACCCCGTCCACGGCACCGTGGTGGTCCCCCATTCCTCCAACCTGACCGCCATACAAAACGCGGCGGAGGTGTGGCGGTGTGACTGGACAGAGATCACGGACGCCCAGGTGTGGGCGGCGGAGCCGGGGGACGTGCCGGTGAAAATGCCATACATCATATAAAAAGGGGATGAAAAAATGTTGATCAATGAGGCCGGGGTGGTCCGGGCCATCAAGCGGGCCTATAAGGGCGGCGGGTACACTGTGAACGTCCAGGACGGGATCATGTCCATCTATACACAAAACTGGTACATACAGGCCCGCCGGGAGGTCATGCCGCGCAAGGTCCTGGCCGCCATCGTGGAACACGCCGGAATGATACCGGGCGAAAAGGAACCCACCAACATTATGAAAGACATGGAGCCGCAGCTGGTGATCCCGGAAACCGCCGCCGAGGAAATGAACAACTGGCGCGTGGGTGAGCGCGGCGACGACGTGGACCTGGTGCCGGTGATCATGCAGGGGTTTCAGATTTTCCAGGCGGAGGCCGGGGCCTGCTGGGGGATCCGGCTGTCCTACCTGGGAATGGTGGAGCGGGACGCGGCGGAGCATGACGGCGCCATTGTGGTGGATAACTGCCGCCTGCTGTGGGACGACGGCGGGGAGGCCATAGCGGTGGAGGCCGTGCGGAAAGCCAAGTCCGGGTGGGCAAAAGCCTGGGAGCGGGCCGTGTGGGAGGCCCTGGAGGGTGTGGACCTCCACAAAGAGGAGGAATAAACCGTGGAAAGATTGACGCAGCGGGGTTTTAACTTTGATCGTGACTTTGTGGCCTCCCACCTGCAAAGCTGGCCCATAGCGCAGGCCCTGAAAAAACTGCAGGAAATTGAGGACGCCATGGAGGATCGGGAACTGCACCCCACATATTTTGACCAGATCACCGCCTCCCCGGAGGCCCTGGCGGAGTTCCTGGCCTCCATCCCCGCATTAGATACCCCGTGGGACAAGGTTTTCCAGCGGACCTATTGCGCCGCCTGTTCGGCGGAGAACTGCGACGCGGAGAACTGCCCCCACCAGGCGGAGCGGAACAGCCCGGCGTGGTTTCTGGCCCAGGAGGTGGCGGACGGTGGAAATGATCCTTTGCGGTGACGCCCTGGAGCAACTGCGGACACTGGAGGCGGAAAGCGTCCACACCTGTGTGACCTCCCCACACTATTACAATCTGCGGGACTACGGGGCCGCCGGCCAGATCGGCATGGAGGAAACCCCGGAGGAGTACATAGGCAAGCTGGTGGACGTGTTCCGGGAGGTCCGGCGGGTCCTGCGCCCGGACGGGACGCTGTGGGTCAATATCGGGGACAGCTACGCCACCAGGTCCGGGCCGCAGCCACCGACCAACACGCGGAACACCTGCGGCCACACGGCAAAGCACAGACCGAGCGGGTATAAGTACAAGGACCTGATGGGGATCCCGTGGCTTTTGGCCTTTGCCCTGCGGGCTGATGGGTGGTATTTGCGGCAGGATCTTATATGGCACAAAACCAACGCCATGCCGGAGAACGTCCGGGACCGTTGCACAAAAGCCCATGAATATATTTTCCTGCTGTCAAAATCGCCACATTACTATTTTGACGCGGCGGCAATCCGGGAGCCATGCGGGGTCAAGGGGAACGCCAGGACGTTCCGGGGCGGTGGAGCCTATACAGGCGGGCGGTCGTTCCAGAACAGCGCCCGCGTGGAGCGGGAGAGCCACGGGAACAGCGCGAACAACACCGGGGGCAGAAACAAAAGGAGCGTCTGGAGCATAGCAACGGGGCAATTTAAGGCCGCCCACTATGCCACATTCCCGGAGCGCCTGGTGGAACCGTGCATATTGGCAGGGTGCCCGGAGGGTGGGACGGTCCTGGACCCATTCGCAGGGAGCGGGACCACCGGAGTGGTGGCCAAGCGCCTGCGGCGCAATTTTGTGGGTGTGGAGATCAACCCGGACTATTGGAAAATGGCAACGGACCGGATCGCGGCCACAACGGCACAGCTTGACCAAATCAAAATGGAGGAGGTGCCGCAGGTTTGAATGTAGCCTACAATATGGATTGCATGGCAGCTATGCAGAAAATACCGGATCACTATTTCGACCTGGCCGTGGTAGATCCGCCATACGGAATAGGGATTGACGGTCAAAAGCTGTCAATAAACAAAAACCCAAAGCACAATAGAAAATACCATCCGACAAAGGGATGGGACGCGGCCCCGCCGCCAGACGAATATTTCAGGGAATTGGAAAGGGTTTCAAAACACCAAATTATATGGGGTGCAAATTATTTTGTGCCAGCAATAAATCAAAGGCACAAGGGCTGGATCGTCTGGTATAAAGGCCAGCAGGATTTAACCATGAGCGACTGCGAATTGGCCTATTCATCATTCGACACCCCAACCAGAGTGGTGATCATAAATCGCGGGCAACTGCAAAAAGAGGGCGGAACAATACACCCAACACAAAAACCAGTGGCGCTATATTCCTGGATTTTTTCAAGATATGCAAAACCAGGCGACAGGATATTGGACACACACCTGGGGAGCGGCAGCAGCCGGATCGCGGCCCATGACGCTGGTCTGGACTTTGTGGGGTTTGAGATCGACCCGGACTATTTTGCAGGGCAAGAGGAACGATACAACGCCCACACCGCGCAAATGTCCATTTTTGCGGGGGGGGGGGGGGGGGGGACTCCAAAAATTAATTTTAACGGGCGGACCCCCCCCCCCCCCGGG